TTTGCTTCGTAATGATGTTGATCCATACTTACTTGAGTTTCCCCATCAGTTTGAGCTGAGTAGGTTACAGCAGTATCTGCTGATTTAGCTGCAGCTGTTTCTTCACTCACACGAGGTACATGGATTGTATCGCCTTCGATAGCATCTGAAATATCAGTTACTTGGTTACGAAGTCTGAAATTTCTTTCAGCGTAATCCAGAATGGCATCACGCCACACCTCAGGAATAAAATTCAATTTGTTATCGTAGTGGCTTTTTATCCTCTACTTCTTTAGGTTTCCCTAAAGTTCGGCATATCTTTTCAACTTTCGTTGTCGAGGCCTCTTGGATACATTATATCTTTTCAGTATCTATGCTCTGCCCCTGACTGATCTTAGACCAGCCTTCGGTTCTGATTAGCTTATCTTACGACTTAGCCTTCCAGCTTAATTCCTCGATTTAGAGCTGCCAATTTACTTAGCAGCTGTTGTTGTTGTTACATTTGCCATTATTTATTTTTTCCTATTTCTTGCCCCTCATAATATCAGCGAAGTTCTTTTTTCTTTCAGAAGGACTAAGATTCTTCCAATCTAATACCTTGCCTCCAGAAACTCCTCCACCACTATTATCTACTTGAGGAACTTTGGTTGAAAATTCTGTTTTCATTTGTTCCAGCGTTTCAGAATCTAAGGTTGAGAGCTTATTTCGTAAGTTCTCTGGAAAATCTTCCAGAAGTCTTTCTTTCCTTGAGCTTTCAATAGCTTGAAACTTTTCAGCATCTTGCTTGAAGCGATCTCTTTCGGACTTGGTTTCTTCATAGAGATTTCGCCAATCTTCTTTTTCTTCAGCTTCGGCAACTTCTCTTTCTTTGATAGAATCCTTTAATCCCATGAGTTCTTTCTCAAGGCCTTTCTTGGCTTCCGAGAGTTCTCTGAACCGATAACCTGGAACACTATAATCTTCAGCTTTTTCGTTGCTGGTTACGGCTTGATCTTTTACGTTATCACTAACGGCTTCAGTTTTTACGTCCTGACCGACTTCTTTTTCTGACATTTATATCCTCTTTTGTGAGTTAACCTATTGTTATGGTTGTTCGACCAGATGCCTGGTCAAAGTTTCTTTTTAAGTTTTTATCAATTCTTTTATCTACGATCTTATTAATAGCTTTCAATACTGGTGCTGCGAATAGATTGTATTTCTTCTTCGCCCATCCTTTAGCAACATTCTCTGCTTCTTTGTTGGTGAATCCAACTGTTTGAGAATCTTTAGTTGCTTCGCTTGGTAATCGCATATAACTATCAAGAGTTACACCATCAAAAGTAAGATCAATATATCCAGTTTGCCTTGATGCTCTACCCTCTGCTCTTTTAAAAGCTGCGTATCTTGGAGAATATTTACCTTTAATAATCTTTTTATTTCTTACTTGCTCGATCACTTCATTAGCAGAAGCATCTGCAATATCTTCCATTGTTTCTAATTTAATATCAACGATGGTGTTTAATGGTTTTACTCTTGCCATTATAATCTCGTTACTTGCGTTAAATCTCTATCTTCAAACTCAGATTCAATCTTTGTTTGCTTATACATTCCCTTAGAAGTAAATCTTCTGAATTGATGTCGGCAGTTAAAATGCCCACCATTGATGAACGTACCAGGGAATCTGCTTTCTATTTGTTTTTTTGTCATTGGCCCAGCAGCAGAAATCTGTAAACAAATATCAGAGGTTCTATCATCTATTGGCCCAGTATAGATAAACATAGTATTGGCTGGAGCGTTCTCTGCCATCTGCTTTATTACCGATCTATTGAACTTTGCTATCGAATCAGTATAAAGTGATTTAGCTTGGAATGGTGAAAGCACACCAGCTTGGCCTTTAGTTAAAGCATCTACGAAAGCCTCTCTTGGTAATCCATTCACAACAGATTCGGTGAATAGACTTTTCATCTGGACATAAGTATCATCAAACTTTGAACGATAGATATTAAGATCGCTTTCAACCAACGCTCTTAATACAGATTCATCAACATCTGCAAAACCATCCATATCTCTTAACGCATCAACATAAGATTGAGCTACGTTGTTAAGCTCTCTATTAAATCCAAGTTCATTCTCTATTAAATCCTTGAAATCAATATTACCGATAGCTACTAATAACTGACTTAGTTCAGCACCACTATCAATCGTTCTTTGATAGAGAGAAGCTATCCTATTAAGAGCTGACTCGTATTTATTAGCGAATATGTCTGGATTGTATGCCATTAGCTACTAAGTATCTCTCCTAATGTTGGAGCTGGAGCTTCTGCTTCTGGCTGCATCTCGGCTACCATCTCATCTAATTCTTCTTCAGAAAGATCTGGATTATATTTTCTTAACCAATCCTTTGGAGTTGAGAGTTCGTTTGCCCACTCCCAGTTCCATTGTTCTCTTTCTTCTTTAGCCGTTAGAGGGAATCTTGGCTCTGAGAAATCAACGCTGTATTCATCGGATATGTTGATCCCATGCACTTCCAAAATTCTTCTATCGGTTTCAAATCTTCTATTCTCTACACCTCTCCAGATCATCTGGTAATCTCCCATAACTGCTTCAGTTAAATCTATCTCGGCCATCTTTAATGCTTCACCAGATACAAAAGATTCACGACCTACTGACCATTTAACTTTGAGGTTATTGTTGTAAGCAACTGAATCAACATAGAAACGTATAGACTCAATGTAATCTTTCAAGTTTCCACCTGGACTAACGAAATTGAATGATGCCCCTTCTGGGAGAACCATTGGCTTATCAACACCCAAGCTCACTTTACTCATCTGATCAACTCCAGATATGACTGGCTGACCAAGAGCTTGCAATCTCATAGCTAATCCGAGTTCAGTCATTAATACGTTAATCATAAGGTTAGCATTAACAATATCAGTTGCTCCATTACGCATAAAGTCAGTCGTATATGGATGGCGATGGCAAATAGTAAAAGGCAGAACTCCATAAGGATTCACATTCTCCTCATTGACTGATTCAATCTTGCCATTCTGATGGATCAAGAAATGCTCCTCAGCCGACCAGTACGCATACACAATCTCATTCTCTCTTGCTTGCCCATGATTATAGACTGGATATATATAAGCAAAAGGCTCTCGGCTTCTTGGCTCAAAGATTGGTTCAAACTCAATTATCTGATCGTACTCGATAAGTTTCTTATCTTCGTTATATCTACTCTTAATCAAGTGAGAGCCAAGCAAATACGTTAAACGCTCTGCTGTTATCATAGATTGATCTAAGTCTTTAACACTATCCAGATAATCCTCATTAGTTCTTGCTGGTGTATTCTTATAAGCAATAGCACGAGCATTAATCAGTTTAGAGGTTACATTCTGCACAATCATTGGAACTTCCAGGGATTTGATTGGGAAATACTTAGCCAAATCCTTTTCCATTTCTTGAGCCATCCCTTCGTAATAACTCAAGAAGCGATAACGCTCCTCAACATTATCCGAAGTTATATCAGATAAGAAATCCTTTAAACTGCTTCTTACAAAATCTTTACTTTCTACGATCATAGTTCTTTACCATTGAATTGAAGTTGCGACTCGTTGAACTATGGGCCATTTATATTCGATTAAATATGATGCTGCATCTAAGCTATGAGTTAATTCTATATTGCTTTTATCAATGCCACCATTTCTATCTCGCTGAACTTGCTCTAAATCTTTTATTAAATGTTTACACTTAGGATCAATGGTCATTCTTACTTTACCATTGGCATCCTTTAACTTTCTGTTAAGGGCATTCAATCTATCTCTATGTGATGGATGAGCTTTCCTTGCATAGACGTTATAGTTGTTATCTTTTAATATCTGATGATCTGAACGATGAGATGTTGTGCTTCTGGCTGAACCAGCAGGATCTGGATAAATCTCTTTAGCCTTTGGCCATTTATCTTTCATCTCTTTACATAGCATCTCTGTTGATGAATTGTTCTGCCTTATCTCATCGAAGTAATGAATCGTTCCATCACCATAGATACATCCAAGAACAGCACTCATGTAATCAACATTGAAATCACAACCGATAACATAGTAGCTACTCAATTCTTCTGCTGTTTTAACATTAACATCCCTATCAAATGCCCAAGCTGCACGATTAGCAGCCGTTTCAAAACTTGCCATAAATTCCTGGCGATATGCTCTCTCATCTAAGTTCGCCTTTGCAAGTTCTAATTCTTCTTCACTTACGAAGCCACCATCAACAGTTCTGAACTGCCATGACTTCCACTCCTTATCCTCACCTTGCCCCTTGTTGAAGTAATCATAAAAGTTATTGTTACTAAATCCATCTGGAGTTCCGATCATCATCGCTTCGCCATTGGTTGTTGTTAGCATAGGATAGATCACTTCTTCAAACACTCCAGCCTTTTGATAAGCGTACTCATCAAGCACAACTCTGGAAAGCTCTGCACCTCTGAGAGAATCACTTGCATCTGATCCTTTAATCGCAATCGTAACACCTGACTGAGTACAACTCAGCTCCGTTTCGTTGATCTTCCATCCTCTGTTCCTCATAATCTGTTTGAGCGTTGGCCAGACTGTTATCTTGCCTTGTCTGTAAGTCGGAGTTATATACCAACGATTCTCGCCCTGCTGCATTCGCCCCTTTAAAAGGAACGCCAACCCCAGAACTGACTTTCCGAATCTTCGCCCTGCCGTAATTACTTTGAATCTGGCTGGATGAGTTAGTATCTCTTTTCTCTCTTTTGTTAGATAAATCTGCATTCATTT